CTTAATGAACCAATACCACGAGAAGAAACACCAAGCATTACACCTTCATCAAGAAGTGAAGATGCAATCTTGCCCATAGGTGTATTGAGGATTTGTGCTTTACCTCTAAAATTATTTCCCTCTTGAGTAAGTGAAGTAATTTTATGAGAAACGCGATCAAGATTAACGGTAGGACCGTCGGGATGACCGAGTTCACCTAAAGCACGACCTTTTTGTACAAACGCTTCATTATATCTTTTTACCTCATTTGCAAGAGTTGCAACTGGGTACATTCTACCATTGCGATTTTTAATATCGCCTTGGAGAAATACACCTTCGATATAGAGTTTCTTATTGGAACCCTTACCTTCAGTGATAATTTGTACGTTTGAAATTTCTTCTGTGATTAGTTTCATTTGATTATCCAGTAAAACCTACTTTTGCACCTAGAACAGTGCCGCCAACAGCAAAAACGCAATATGATGGTTGTTTCTCTAAAAGTTCAACCGTGTTACCTGGAAGTGTAAATGTTCCAACACCAGCTCCACTTTGTGTTTCAACAACATGAACAACAGCAGCGTTAGTGTTGTTATTTACAAGACGAACTACAGTTGCATTTGTGAAACTTGTTGCAGTACCAGTATCTCCTGGAACTGAAATCTCATCAGCGAGTAATAAAGTTCTTGACATTATTCTTGATCCTCAGATGTTTCTTCTTCAGTCTCCACACTATCAAACATTTGAGAAGCAACATTACCTCTCAAATTTTCAATTTTTCCAGTTGCTTTCTGGTAAAGTAGATCGTGAATATTTTTAGAGATTTCTGCTGGAGCAGAATCTGTCGCAATCAAATCTATAATATTTTCCATGAAAAAAAGATGTTATTATATACTATATTTATATTTCTGCTTTTTTAGTATCTTTTTGCATTTGTGCGTCTGTTATTCCACCATTAACTCCCGGTTCCATTGGAACATCCCCAATCATTTGAGGTTCACCTTCGGCAGGTAAAGGTTCGCCTGTAATAGGATCAACAGCATTTGGATCTGGGATTATTCCATCCTTAATTTCCTTTTCAATTTGCTTATCCATTTCTTCCATCTCACTATCAGTTTGACGAAGAACTTTTCTTCTTACCCATTCACTGGAATAATACTTTCCAATATATGGTTCGATAGTTGCAAGAACACCCAATCTTTCATTGAGCATTTCTGTTTCTTTCAATTCTGCAAATTGATTATCATATAAGAAATCATATTGGATGTGATCACTAATTTGCTCCCAATCTTCTGGAGCAATGATATTTTTAAGGATTAACTGAGTTTTTAGCATATCACTAAAGATATTTGCAAAACGCTTTCTCAAGCGACCGACAAACTTAGCAAACTTAAGTTCGTCTCTCAGAATCTCGGAAGAACGACCAAGGTTAAATCCACCATCATTTGCGATTCTGGATTCCGGAACACCAAGTGCTCTATAAAGTTTCTTTTGGAAATACTCAATGTCGGAAAGTTCACCAAGGTTTTGACCACCTGGGAGTGTAGTGATTTCAGTTCCTCTACCACCCTCACGGCGAGGGAGCCAGAAGTCCTCAAGCATACTCATGTGCTTGCGATCATCTCTGATCTCGCCAGTATTTGCATCGTAAACCATTTTGTTACGATAGCGCATCATAACATCTCTAAGATATTGTTCTGCCTTTACTTTTGGTAGGTTGCCAACATCAATATAAAAAATTCTACGTTCTGGTGCTCTACTCAAACGATAGATAACCAGAGAGTCTTCAATCATGCGGAGTTGATTGAGACCTTTAATTGCTTTGTGAAGATATGAAAGAACTGTCCCTTTATTTCTATCTACTAAACCTGAAGTGCAATAAGTGATAGAATCTTTTGCTATTTTAATTGAATCTTTCTTACCACCCATTGGAGTTTTGGGTGATGGTGTGTATAAAAAGTATTCGTCAATTTCTGGACCGATAAGTAAATTATCATTTTGTTGTGGAACTAATGGATTTCTATCCTTCTTTCTCTCTTGTCTAATAAATTTGATCTTCATTGGATCAATGTATCTAATCTCTTTAATACCCTCTTCTGGTTTTTTGAGATCAATAACTTTTAGATAAAAAAGTCTACCATCAACATACCAATTCCTAAAAATTTCATGGCACTTCTTATCGAAGTCCATGATATCTTTAATATATCTAAATTCTTTTCTAATCGCTGCTTTTACTTTATCGCTTGCATTTACGTTCGATAATTCAATTTCGATAGGAGAATCATAAAGATCACTTACAATTGCTTCATTGACAACATCTTCAATGGCATTGTCACACTCTGGGTGCAATGCCATTTCTCTATATCTTTTTATTAAATCCGATTCAGTTCTGTAAACCCCTTCAATATCTACATACTGACCATAAAAACCAGATTGCAGATAATAATCAACCCCGTCCTCATTAGTTTTGGGGACAGGGGAGACTATAGATTTACTTTTATCTTCTTGATCATCAATCGAAAAACCGAACAGTTTCGCCATTTTATAAATTAGCCTTGTTTTTTATTATTTATCAGACTACGTCACCGCCGTTTCCAGCAGCTTCCCACCATTGAACTTGGAATTCAACTGTGAATTCCTCAATAGTATCTGTAGTATCATATGAAAGATCGATCTGAGAGATATTAGTTGGGAAAATATCATGGAAATGATATGATCTCATCTTTTCTCCATTACGATCTAGTTGATGAACATATGCATCTTTCATGTAATCGGATGGATCAGTTAGTCCTGTTCCATCATTGTGCTTACTGATAGTGTTCATCCACTTCTCAAAGACACCTCTCAGTGCAAAATCGGTGTCATTAATAACGGTAACCGTCCATGTATCAAAGGTTCTGTCTCCAGAAACTTTAAGGATTCTGCCTCTAAATGGAACATCGATAGGACCGATGTTAGATGCAGGAAGTGCTGCTGCCTTAACCATGAATCTATCAAGATCATTAGTTCCGCTAGGAAGTTTTGCATAAGAAGGAAAATTCAAGTTAACTTCAAATAGATTTGGTCTAGCACCACCACCAACGAGTTTGTTTTTAAATTGTGTGATTGTTCTTACTGCCATTGGTTTGTTCCTCTAAAAAGTTTTTAATAAAATCAAACGTTTCCTACTACTTCTTCAAAGGAAACTCCCGTGCTAGTAGCAACGAATGTTAGACCGATGAAGTTAATTGATCTTGCAGGTTTAATGTAGATATCTGCAACAAATTCATTAGAATCGATGATCGCAGCAGTGTTATTTGATTCATCACAAACAACCTTATACTCATAGATACCTCTCTTTGCCTGAACATCACGAAGGAATGGTTCTACGATATTGACAAAGTTGGATCTTGTAATGTCATCGTTGAATTCGAAAAGTTGATCCTTTGCTGCAGATTCGATTGCATTCTCTAGGAAGATAAACAATCTGCGAACATTGATTCTATCAAAAGCAGAAGCTCTGGATAGTGCTGTTTTATCACCGAAGAGTACAATTCCACCACCTGGCGAGAAGATGACTGGATTGATTCTATTTGAATAAAGTGCATCTCTTTGCTCTTTAGTTGGGTTATATGCCAACTTAACTGCATTGAGGATAGAACCTCTTGCAGTTCCTGCAGGAGAGAACCATGGGAAGTTATCTGCATCATTTCTTGCACATAATCCCGCAATGTCACCATTCAAAGGAATATATCTGAAGACTCTGTTGAATCTATCATACATGTACTTATAACCACTATCAAGAACTGCGAAAGAACTTGAAGGAACTGCAGAATAGAATGCGAGAACGTTAGCAGTTGACTCTGCCTCAGTATTCAGAACTACATCTTCTCCAGAAACAGTATCATTAATAAATGCACCTCTATATGGAGAAATAAATGCAATACAATCCTTTCTATACTCAGCAACTTCAACCAGTTTTGATGCAAGTGCTTGTGCTTCTTCTTTAGGATAATTTGCTGATCCCATGATAAGGAAATCAACATCATACTTCTCTTGATTTTTAAAGAGTTCGTATGCTGCAGCAAGATCTGCTAGAGAAGATCTGTATGCTCCTGTGGCAGTGATGTCAGCAGTTCCATCATAGTTTGTACCACCAGCAAGAGAATATGTGGTGTTTCCAAGTAGAGCAAATAAAACTCCTTCTGCTGATTGATCCCAACCATTATCGGTTGCAACTACCCAACCAGAACTAAATCCAGATGCAACAGTTCCTGTTGGTTGACTACCAGCAAAAACATTATCTGATACGGATGCAATATATGATCTCCAATAAGATGAGGATCCTGCAGCATAAACAGCGTCAGTTGCTTTGGAAAGACCAAGATGCTTCTCAAGGACTGTTCCTTCGTTTCCGGTAACCTTACCTTCAGCATCGATGACAACTACATGAACCTCATCAAATCTTGCACCTCTTGCAGATGCAAAGGATGAAGTCCCTGGTCTTGGTGCAATTGTTGCCCACTTTCTCTTCAGACCAGTTTCTGAAGTTATTGCGAATTCTTGTTGATCGAACCAATCAGCGGCGGAAGTAACCGTTGTAGAACCTACTCCCTGAACATTGACAGATTCGGATGTATTAAATTTGTAAACACCTTGTGGTGTGTAATCAACATTAGTTGCAGTTCCTGAGGCAGAAATGTGAGTTAAAACTTTAACATCAATTTGCCCAGTTGCTGTAGTAACGCCAGTTACAATTCCTTTCAGGTAACCATCTAAAACTGATGTTGTTCCTGCTCCCGCAACTACGGTTCCTGCGGGAATTGCTTGAGTAACACCGACTCCGATTACAGTTCCTGTATCTGCAAGAACTGTACCACCTATTCCCAGTTGCTGATCGGCTCTTGCGTCGATAACTGCAACTTTAATTCCGTTTGCCCAAGAACCTGGGTTTCTTGCAGCAAAGGTTACACCTGTAATTGTGGATTCATCGTAACCCTTAGTGTTATAGTCTGTGAGACTATTAATCTTGATGCTCGATGCTGCACCAACAAATGCGTTTCTTAAGTTTGTTCCTCCTGCCCTTACTACTTGAAGGGAACCACCGTAAGCGAGGTATGAGGATGCTACCATCCAATTCTCATAGTGCTTATCAGATGCAGCAGGTCCACCAAATGCGAGGCGAAGTTCCTCTTCATTTACTACCTGAACTGGTTCGTTAACTGCACCTTTCTCAAAGGGACTAGCAATGACGCCAACACTATCAGATGTTGGGTCGATTCTACCGCTAGTTAAATCAACCTCTCTAACAACAATACCAGGAGATGCTAAGTTTAATGGCATCTTTACCTCTCCGAAATCCAAATTAATCTATTAATATTTAGAATTATGGATGTTTTCAGAGGGGAAACAATACATGAACAAGATTACCAATCAGGATATTCCCATCTTAAGGTTTTTTCTGTTTTTCTCGCATTGATTACCCGTTTTTTGGTACATTGCTTACATTCATAAGAATATGCTGATGGTAAAGTTCCCCTATTTTTTCTAGTTAGATAGAAATCATCAAGTAAACTTTTTACTTTACTACAAGATGTACATTTCCTTTGTGTAAACAGTAGATGCTCTAATTCAAAGTCATCTTCGAAGTCCATTAATAATATTCCCACATATATGATCGATCACCATATTCATCAGTATGCCAACGATCTCCCTCATTGTCTACAAATGTTCCTTCATCATTGAATCCATCGGAAATAAATCCAAAAGGTGCCATGTCCTGTTCAATTTCATTTTTCTTTTCTTCATATAGTCTTTTCCGAACATCATTATCTGTCATTTCCTTGAAATAATCTTGAGCAACTAGCCAAGAGAATATTACTAAGCACATTGCAAGGTCATCATTGCAACCATCCTCTGCCTCAAAGGAATTTCCTTTTTGTGCAAAAGTTGTTAATTCTGAAATAATTTCATAATCATTGGTAATAAGCTTATCATCTTCTAAAAGAGTTTTTAAATTGGAGCATCCCAATTTTTTTACTCCAGCAGTCATTCTTAGTCCTAGTTGAGATTTCTTTCCACTAAATCCAGACCCTACAACTTGACCATTTCTTCCTCTCATTGAGCACATAAGAATATTTTCATATTCAAGATCGAAGTGTAAAATACTTGCAACCTGATCTCCAATATCATTGATTTCAATTAACATCCATGAATTATTATATGCCTTGGCAACATCATATATGATGTTTGGAAAAAGCATCGGTTTGATTTCATTATTTCTATACTTACCTACAACTTTGTATGGAAATTCTGTTATATCGAAAATAATAAATGCAGAATAATCATTTCCCAGTCCACGAGAAACATCTACAGAAATCATATAACTATGATCTTCTATTGGATGCTCATATATATCTAAACCAGCATTTCTTTTTACTGGATCATCGTATACAAAAGTTCTAAGTTTTGATGGATTAATTAATGTATTAACAGATCCTAAAAATTCACATTCAAATTCAACTTTGAACTGTTCTTCTGAAGTGTTTGCAATTGTTGTTTCTTTCCACTTCTGGTCTCTTCCCGGAACTTCGGACCAGTGAACATCTGTTGGAATATATTCATTCTTTTTCTTCTCTGCATCATGCCACATGCGGTAAAAATGATTCATACCGTGTGGGGTAGATACGATGATTACTTTGGTGCTTTTACCAGAAGTAATAGTAGGATAAACAGATGCAAAGAACGAGTCAGCAACATGATTTGGGACAAACGCGAACTCGTCGAGAAAGAGGATGTTAAACGACATACCTCGGACAGCACTTGCAGACGTAGAAGCTGCCAATATCTTACTGCCATTTTCTAATTCCAGAGAACCCTTGTTCCATGATATAATACCTTGTTGCATCCATTTAGGCAAGTTTTCGTATGCAGTCTGTAACCTTCCTAGGAGTTCTCTAGCGGTTGCTGCTTTGTTAGCGAGGATGCCAATATTAACACTATCGTTAAAAACTGCATAGTGGAGCAGATAAGATACGACAGTTGTAGATTTGCCTGTCTGACGAGGCATCTTGCAAATGTTAAATCTATTCTCATGGAAGTTATGAATAAGTTGTTCTTGGAAATGATATGGGTGAAATTGCGTAAGACCCTCATCAAGAGAAACAATCTTAATATAGTTATTGGCAAAATAAACAGGATCTTCCTTACATTTAAGAAACTCAATGATTTGTTCTTGAGTAAACTCAATAGGAGTATTTGCTTTTTTTAGATTGGGATTACCAAGATAAACTTCACTCATAAAAAATTACCTTTGTTCCAACCAGTTAAGAACTGCCAGTGCTGCTTTGTTAGTGTTGGGAGAAGCACACTCTAGAGTGTATATATCACTCACAGTTCCCATAGAACTTCTACCAATCTGTAGTGATGCCTTTTGGTCAAGTTCAATCAGACTAGCACCACCACCAACAGTAAAACCTGAGAGAATAGTTACACCACCAGTAGCAGCAGTCGCAGTTGTATCAACTTGAGTGATTGCATCTGGGTTTGGGTGATTTATCCAATTTGCTCCAGTAAGAGTCGGATTCTCAACCAGTCTCCAGAATACATTCGTGTTGTCGTTTGTTGCTACCTGTAGAGACCTTGGCAACACGATACCTGCCAAAGCACCAGCTTTTAGACGCAAACTCATGACAGGATAGAATGTATTTGCTGCTGTCAGTGTAGTGCCAGTGATGGGGTTGGCATAACTAATCAGTGTACCGAGTTTCTCTGGTTCACCTTCTTGGGTGAGAGAGTTAGAACCTTGATAGATGTAATGAGTTCCAGCAGCACCAGTTACATTCTCTAACTCGCATCTGATTGGAAGGAATGGAGTGGAA